AACTTGACCTAATGTTTTTGGATTCCAGTAAGAAACATCTGGTTGGTCGTGATTGTCTTTAAGTATTTCATAAACTGCAGCTGATATAGCAGCAATCTTAATAGTAGAGCCTGTCAATGTGCTTCCTGTTCCATCAGCATGTGTTAAGTCAGTATTACCTTGACTATCTACAGCATTTGTCATAGAAGCAGTGTCTAACAATCCTGTAAAGTTAGTTCCATCACCAGTAATTATATCGCCATCTATTGACAAAGCAATATCAATACCCATTTGTTCTACTAAGTGATTTGCAACATTAACATTGTTATCTTCTAAAACTTCAGAAGATGCTTCTGTTAAAGCAGCAACTTTCTTTGCAGTAAGAGTTATCCTTCCAAAAGCAGATTGTGAAGCGGTAATTGTTCCTAATTCACTTGGCCAATATGCAGTTGTTCCAGCAGTAACTTTTGGTATATATTGAGTTAAACCAGCCATCTGCCTTATATCACAATCTGGATATACAGTAGATTTTGCTTGGATTAACGCCAAAAGTCTATTACTAAATTCAGTTGGGACTAAATATAATCCTTCTGAATTAGTTGCTTCATTAAGAGCTTTCATAATGTCTACCATTATATAACCCTCCCATACATATCAGGTGCTTTGAACATTCCATTCATGATAGCTAATTCTCCTAAAGATTTTTCTTTCAAAATGCCTTTCATCTTTTCCATAGAGTTCTCATTATCAATAAGACCTCTTGGAGTAGAAGATGCTTTTATAGCAGCTTGAAATCCTTTAGTCATCATATCCATCATGTCTTTCTTGCTTAAACCTTTATCAACATCATCAGATTCTTTAGATTCTTTAGATTCTTCAGATTCTTCAGATTTCTCTTCAGGTTTTTCAGGTTCTGATACTTCAGATTCGGGAGTTTCCTCTTTAGATTCTTCTTCAGATTTCTCTTCAGATTTTTCCTCAGATTCAGTTTCTCCTTCTTCCATAGGACTTTCCTCCAAATTTAATTTTTCTTCCTGTTCAGTTTCCCGAAGGGCTTTAACCAAAGAATATGATTTATGAGCGTATGGATAAACAGGAATTCCAACTGCTGATGTTTCTAATAATTTTATTTTTCCCCAAACTTTTTTTAATTTCTTCATTTTCCAGTCATATTTCCTCCACATTTAGGACAATTTCCACAAGGTTTTCCTCTTTCATGTTTTGTTTTATAACCACATTTATCACATACACAATATTCGGCTCCACCATCTCCTTGTCTTCCACCACCAACACCTTGGCCTTCTCCTCTTGCTTTATTAATTTCTGCTTTATTAATTTCTGTATTCTTAATTCCTTCTTCTACCTCAATTATTTTAGCACTTTCAACTGGATTCCCACCAATAGAAAAACCAACAGGCATATTGTTTTGAATATATTTAAAAAATAAATCTGCGTCAGGATGAGCATTATTTAATCTTAGAGTTGCTTTTAAATGATTTCCTTCTTGAACTGCATCAACCCAAACTCCCATTATTCCTTTCCATGTATAAGTGCCTGGTTCTCCGGTTATAGGATTTAATCCATGGTCTGCAAAAAATGGAATAGTAGCACTTTTATATTGAGTAATCATATCATCTATTGCTTCTTGACTCATCATTTCATCTTGTCTATCACTTTCTAATCCAGAAACAATCACAGAAACAAATCTTTGTTTAGTTTTTTCTTTACCTAAACTTTTAATTATCACTTCTTTTTCCCAGCAATCATCTGCATTACAAACAAAATTAAAACCTTTCTTTGTTTTTTTGTATTGTGCTTGAGCAATTGCCCATATTTCTGATTCAGTATAAGGTTTTTTAGTTTTAGGATTAGTTTTACCTTTAAGATTTCTCTTTACAGCATCATGAATTTCATCCAGCTTTTTTGGCATTTTTATTAAAAACTTCTTATCAAAGCTTAAATGTTTTAAGCGTTACCTCTTTATAAGAATTATTATTTTTTCCTATGAAATCAAATTTTCAATTTTACAAAATTTTGGAGATTTTCTACTCTAAATTGTTCAATATTAATAGAATTTTTATCAATATTACACTTATATTTCCATGACTCATCAGAAAAAAATAAAATAAATTCTTCTGGTGTTTCAAGATATAAAACTTTGGCTTTAGTGAAATTTCCAGAACCAATCTTATTTTCAACAAGATTATAGAAATCTCCATAAGAAACTGAGATACTTTCATCCAATCCTTTTTTAATTATTAATGATTTAAGTTTATTATCTAATTTATCTTTTGGTTTGTTTTCAATTCCTTGTTCTTGTTTTTTATCTTGTTTGAAATCTATTGCTTTATCATCTCCTAAACTTTTAGGCATTGTGCCTTTCGGCATTTTGGGTTCCATACCAATTCTTTCTCTTGCTTCTTCAATAGTCATTAATCCAGCTTGTGTAGCTATTTGAATAATTTGAGCTTCTCTCATTTCATCAATTTTATAAGCTCTATTAAATTTCATTCTTACATTAAAATGACTCCATAAATCTCTATTTAAGGTTGTTTCAATTCCTTTTTGAATAAATGCAATCTTTTTATAATAACCAGCTTCTACCTTTCCAGCTTGTGCAGCAGTTGCATCTTTTTGCATTAATGCATAATTTACTCGGGTTGCTGGAACTCCTAACCCCATAAATATAACTTGTGTAAAATGTTCAACTAATTTTGCAAACTCCATATCTTTATTGAATTTATTTACTTGTTCTGGTTCTACATTTCCAGTTAAAACCATAGAACGATATTTTTCATCTTTCTTTTTTAAATCTCTTAATTCTTTTTTTAATAATTTATAATTTCTACCATTTGGAGATTCTTCTGGCATTTTAAAAATAAAATAAGGAATACCATCATTTTCAAAGTATTTACCAGCAAATTCTTTAGCAAATATTAATGTTCCAATATCGCTAAGTAAAGGTTCTAATTCTGAAAAGGCATAAGGGTTTCCGCCAATTCTTACACCCCCGATATGAATTATATCTTCTGGTTTGTATACTCTTTTTTCACCTTTAACTTTTTGTTCATAAGATGCTATTAAACCAGTTTTATCAAAATTTATTGTAACTGTAGAACTTTTTAAAACTTGCAAATCATTTGGGACCCCCCCAATTTGTTTTATTATTTTGAATTGGTCTGCTTTACTAATCTTAGAACACCCAAATTTTCTTGCCATATAATGAGTTAAATTCTCCATTATGCTTTTTATTTTTTCTTTATCTACTGAAAGTTTTAAAATATAACCATTGCCTGTTGTAAAATAATCAAAAAGAGCATCTGTAAGAGCATGATAGAATTTAGCTTTTATTTCAAATTCATGAACTTTATCTAAAGAACTTTTACTTGTTTTTTCAGAAGTGGAAGGACTTGCAAATTTCCAGTAATCTGCCATAATGTCTTCAACCTTTGCTAAAATACATGCACAAACTTCTGGTGAATGTTTAACAACCTTATAAAGAGTTTCAATATTTGCAGAAGTTTCAGAAGAAAATATATCTTTTGCTATTCCTCCAAATGTTGCATGAGGAACATATTCTACTTCAAGTCCTCTAACATGTGCAGTTTTAGTCAATTCTGGTTTATTTCCTACTTTTTTTACCATTATTTATCTAATATAACAAGATTTATAAATATATAGTTCTTTTCCTATGAAAGATGTATAAGAAAATAATTAATGGAAAGGTATATACCTATGATAAAATGCAAGAGAATCTTTTAATTAGTTCTATAATTAAAGAATCTATTGATATTTTTTGTAAAGAACATAAGATTAAAAAAAATAAATTAGTTGAAAAATTTTATAAAGCAATTCTTTTAAATTATAGAGATGGTTCATTAGAAAATACTAAAGGATTTATTACATTAAATATTTTAAATGATATTCAAAGAAAAGGAAATAAATATTTTTTTAAACCTCTTTAAATTGGTCGGAAGGAAACACTGCCATATCCCATACCTAAAGAGCAGGGGATCTTAAAAAAATGGAAATAAATAAAATACATCAAGGAAATTGTTTGGAGCTAATGAAACAAATAGAAGATAAAAGCGTAGATTTAATCTTATGTGATTTGCCTTATGGAGTTACTCAAAATCCAAAGGATAAAGTTTTAAATTTAAAAGAACTTTGGAAACAATACAATAGAATATTAAAAGATGATGGGACTATTGTTCTGACAGCCCAACAACCATTTACAACAGATTTAATTAATTCAAATAGGGGGATGTTCAAGTATGAATTAATTTGGAATAAAGAACTTTCATCTGGTTTTTTAAATGCCAATAGACAACCCCTAAGAGTTCATGAAAATGTTTTAGTTTTCTATAAGAATTTAGGAACTTATAATCCACAGAAATTTAAAGGAAGTAAGAATCATTCTAAAGGTTCTATGAAAACAGATGTTAATAAGAATTATGGAGTATATGGAAAAGTGGATAATACAGAAGAACTTGGAGATATGAAGCATCCCCAATCTATTATTTGTTTTATGAAACCACACCCAAGTAAAGCAAAACACCCAACACAAAAACCAGTAGAACTTTTTAAATATCTAATTAAAACATATACAAACGAAGGAGATTTAGTTTTAGATAATTGTATAGGTTCAGGCACAACAGCTGTAGCCTGTATTGAATTAAAAAGGAATTTTATAGGTATTGAGTTAGATGAAAAATATTGTGAGATTGCAAATAAAAGGATAAATAAAATAAAAAACCAAAAGGAAAACAAAAAGATATTCATTAAATTGTGATAAAGTAAATAAATGTTCTTAAATTGGTCGGAAGGAAACACTGCCATATGGATTTAGCGACGCCCTGTTCGCATAAGCTAAACTATTTACACAATCATCATTTTTTCCTGAAAAGAATTTTGGTCTGGTTGTTTGTCCTGGTCTTAAATCAACTTTCATAGTAATTTCATTCAATTCTTTAATTAACTGCTGTGTAAAAGTATAAGCTTCATCATCTTTTGAATTAGGCAAAACAATATTTAATCTTTCAAATTCTCGACGTAAGTCCATCATTAATTTATGTTTAATATCGTAAGTTACTTTTAAAACTTCTACTCCACCAAATTCGCTTTCTATATCTCTTGCTTGTTTGTCTCCTAATCCTGTTCCATCAACTACTAATTTACTTGGTTTAAAATCTTCATAAATATTTTTTAAGATTCTAACTTGTTCTTCAAAAGTATCTCTAAATCTATAAGCTTTCACTAATTTCTTTCGTTCACCTGTTACACCCAAAATAGTAAATACTGTATAATCTCCTTTTGGTGTTCTGGCAATATCATAACCTACAAAATATTGTTCATTTTTTCTTCCAAATGGTAAAAATCCTTCATCAGAAGCAATACATTTAGAAATCAGTTCATAAGGAAAAAGTGAATTAGCATCAGAAATTGGTCTAAGCATATATTCTTGTTGATATGGTAATTCTCCCATTTCTCTTCTAATTTTCTTTAAACTTTTTTGAGTATCTGTATCATAAGGTAAATTTGTATATTTTTGTTTCCATAAAACTATTCCATTTTTTTCTGCTGGATATTCTTTACAAAAATATTCATCATTAACTTTTAATTCACTTAATAAATCAGAAGCACTTTTTGGAGTTCCAATTGCTGTGATTCTTCCCATTTTAATATGGATTGCACCTAAAACAGCAGTCCAATAAATTGTTTTATCTTCATATTCACCAATTTCATCAAGTAATATATCGTCTGGATGCCATGTTCTAATTCCTTCATTATAAGGCTTACATAAAAAAAGACTTCCATTTGTCATTTCTAATTCTGTTGCTCTCCAAATTGCTTCTTTAGAATCAGGTGCAAATTGTTTTAACATTTCATTATCTAAAATAAAATTTCTAATAATCTTTAAAACTTTCTTTGCTTGACCTTCTCTAAATGAAACAATAAGTGTTTCTCTTGGGCCTTGAAAAATAGCTTTCCATAAATGATAGCCAGAAAAAAAATATGTTTTACCAGAACCCCGAAACGCAATTACGCAAAGTCTATTATATTTTTCTACTAATTCATACCATTCTCTATGATAATCTGCAATATTAAAACCTAAAACATGCTCTGCAAAGAAAATATAATTAACATAACATTTAGCCCAAAATGCTTCTATTTGATTATTTTCATAACCAGTTCCTTTCAGGATTTCCTGTATAGTTCTAATTTTACACCTCCTGCTCAAATAATTCAATCCATTTAGGAGCTACCAAATCCCAAGAATAAGTTTCAGCAAATTTTCTGCTCTTTTCAGACATTTCTTTAAGTGTTAATTTATCTCCTTTCCAATCTTTATAATATTTTTCTAAAAGTAAAGTTATATGATTATCATCAGGCACACAATTTTCAACCCCATTAGTTCCAATATAACCAATAGGTCTACCATATTTATCTTTCTGCATATCAATTAGTTCACCTGTTTCTTCGACTAATTCTGGTCCAGTAGAATTATTACTCATTAAAATAGGAACACCAGAAGCTTGACTTTCAATTGCCGGTAGGCCAAAACCTTCACCACCAGTAGAATAAAGAAAAATATCAAATAGATTATAAACATCATTCATATTATCTGGCTGGATTCCTTGTCGACTTATTATATCCATATTAGATTCTGTCATCATAATCTTTTTACTTTGAAATAAATCACTCTTTGTTTCTTGTTCAAATTTCCAAACTAATGCATCTATTACACTTCCGTGTCCTTCTCCGCCTGGCGGATGAGCATCTGTATGCATAAGTAAAACTACATCATCTTTATCTTTTGCAAATTTAGAAAAACCTCTCATCATATAAGGTATCATTTTTCTTGTTTGGTTTCTTCCAACAAAACCTACAACAAATTTATCATTTATTCCAAATTTCTTTCTGTTTTCTTCTCTTTCTTTTTTTTTTGGAAAATAAGCTTTTGTATCAACCCCATGTGGAATCATTTTTACATTTGGAACATCATATTTTTTCATCATTGATTCACCAAATTTACTCATAGCAATATTTATATCTGGAACCATAAAAATCTCTGTCCAATGAATTGCCCACTGATGACAATCAATCGGCGAGTAAGCGAGCCATTTTCCTTTCCAACCAGATTTTTTTGCTTCACTTATTCCTTTAATCCAACCACTTTGTTTTCCTACATCTGCTAAAGTAATTAAAATATCTGGTTTATATTTCATTATATAAGGAAAAACTATATCAAAACCATGAGTATCTCTACTTCTTGGTAGGCTTATATAACCATCAGAAGTTCTATGAGGTCTATCGGTGTTTTGCCAGCCTACATGCATAAAATCCCAATCTGGTTTAAGTTTAGCAAATCTTTTTAATAAGTTGAACCACACGGTGCCGTATCCGGTGGACATATAACAATTGTCTCCAAAAGACATAACTTTTATTTTCTTTTTTTCCATTTTTATTTTAATTCAACAAAATTTAAATCTTTAGGTAAATTTAATCCCCAAGTAAACCATGCAGTAGCAAACCAACTCCCACTCCCTTCTCCTGAAGGAGTTTCAAAATTAATTCTTTTATCAAAGAAAATAATTTGCACACCATGTTTTTTAAATAGATTTTGCCTTTTTTTTGTTTCAAATGTTGTTAAAGGTAATAATAATGCAAAAGGAGTTTTTAATTGATAACATCTTTCTAAAAACTCCTGTTTTAAACTAAAAGGAGGATTTGTAATAATACAATCCCATTGAACTGGTTTTTGTGTTAAAAAATCAAAATTCCCTCCAAGAATATCTGTTTCTATTACCTCAAATCCTCGCCTTATTAATTCTCTTGATAAGTTCCCCTTTCCTGCAGCACATTCCCATATAATCCAATCCTTATCCAAAAAAGGTAATAAAGGTTTTATTGCTTCTGGTGGTGTTTGAAAATCATCTGAATTTCCTTGTTTCATTGGTGGTTGTTTTTTGCTTTTCATTTTATTTTTTATGAGCATGAAATACCCCTCTATGAGTTCTTTTATCTGAAAATACCATTTTGACTTCGTCGAATCCTGCACTTTTTAACATTTTTGCTACGCATTGAGGATTTGGTCCCCACCAAGTTTCAGGGTCATTATTACATTCTTTATTTGGATAAAAAGCCATAATAGGTTTATTAATTTCCATACAATCCATATGGGTTTCAAGTATTAACATCCCATCTTCTTTAGTTATATCATACATTACTTTACACATTCCTAATGGATCTTTCATATGATAAAGTATTCCTAAACATAAAACTAAATCAAATTGTCCTATTTCTTCTTTTCTTAAATCCATTACTTCTATTTCTCTATTTCTAACCTTTGAATTAAGAATTTTATGAGCAAAGTCAAAACCTTTTTTTCCAGTGTGCATTACTTCTATATTTTTTTGAACATCAAAAGTTGGTCCTTCTTTCCACATTACTGTATCTATTGCTAAAACACTTTCTGCATTTCGCCTTTCGGCTTCAAAAGAAAAGAAACCATCCCAAGCACCAACATCTATTACACTTTTTCCTTTAAGATTGTTTGGCATTTGGATTGTTTGTAGTTTTTCTTGAGTAAAATCTTTTCCAGGAGTTATGACTTCGTCTAATAAAATTCGATGCCACCAATTTATTTCATTCATTTCTTTTAATTGTTCAGGGTTCATTTAAATACTCCACAATCTTCTCAGCAGTTTTAGTCCAAGTAAAATTTTTTCTTATATCTTCTGAAACTATTAATGCTTTCTTCTTTAAATCTTTATTTTCAAAACAGAATCTCATCTTTTTCTTTATATCTTCAAAATCTGGCTTCGCCAACATATTTCCTTCACAATAAAATCTTGGGTCTCCTTGTTCTACTTCTGGTGCATTTATCCAAACAACAGAATCTTTACCTTTACAAAAATCCATATGTCCTGAATTAATGTCTTTAGTCACACAAACCGGTAATCCGCAAGCCATAGCGTTTAAAATGGTCATACCAAAGCCTTCTCCTTTGGTTGGTGCAACAAAACAATCAGCTTTTTGATAGAATTTTACTAATTCTTTTTCTTTAACATAATCAGAATTTACTATTATATCTTTATTTTCATGTCCTAAAATATTTTTTACACATTGATTATAATCTCTTTTATCTTGCCAAAATGTTCCAATTTTTAAAACAAGTTTGGCTTCACCATTAAATTCTTCATCAAATGCTTTAATAAGTAAATCTGTTCCTTTTCTATCTCCTTTATTTCCTGTCCAAGAATTAACAGAAAGAAATGTATATACATTTGTCTTAACATCTGCTGGTTTATATATTTCTGGATTAGTTCCATAATTAATTACTTTGATTGGAATTACTACATCATTCCACTTGTATAAATTTTTATTACTTTCTGAACAAACAAATATTTTATTGCATCTATTTATCATTTGATTCCAGCCAGGCATTAGTCTGGTTCCTTCATGTATTGGGTGTCCAATTAATTCACCATAACCACTAATCCAAGTTTGAGGATATCCAGCAAAAATAGTTTTAGCACCTTTTGCATCTATTGGTTTATTTAAGAATTCTAATCCTTTATTGAAATCATAATCACTTTTCCAAATGTCTGAAACTTGAATTTCAACATCATCTCTTTTGGCTAACGCCTTAACCATTTCTCTATTTGCTGTCGCAATTCCTGTCGGGTTAAATACATCACTTTTCCATATAATTTTCATAAATTATTTCACCTCTTTTTTTTCCTTTCTTAGCTATTAATATCTTACTAAATATATTATTATCTAATAGCCATTTACATTTTTCTTTTTCTTCTTTAGTTAAGTAACCATTAGATTTTACTTCTATTCCAATAATTGTTTGATGAATCGTTGAACCACAATGAGCAAACATATCTCCCAAAAACAAATCTTTTTCTTCCCATATCTTATTAAAAGCAATAAAGTCTGGAAATCCTGTTCCAATAGCCATAGGTATTCCTTTACCTCTAAATTTATGTTTTGCTGGAATCATTTTATAATCTTCTGTTTTTCCTTTTGCATCTTTTATAGCCCAAACTAAATTATTCATCCATTTGCTCACAATCCAGCCTTTATTCTCCAAATCCTTTCTAACTTTTAATTCAAACCGAGCTCCACTTGCCCTTGCTTTCTTTCCTCTTATCCTATTTTTTTGTTTATTCATTTTGAATCTCTGCTTTTATTTCTGGCAATAATAATTCTTGTATTCTTTTTGCTATTAATGGGCTTCTATCTCTCCCAGAAGAACAACAAATCCCAAAAATCATCTCATCTTTATCTGCAACACATTTAATATATTCTACAACAGAATGAATCATTTCATTTACTCCTTTTGTATTGAAAACTATTTCTTTTGGGTCCTTGTTTGGGCTTCGCCAAGGATTTGGAATCCAAGATACATCTATAAAATGATTACATTTTGGTCTTCCATATTTAAAACCATAGGTTACTAATTTAACTTTCATTTTTCATATTTTTTTATTTTATTAAATAATCTATCTCTTGCGTCATTTATCATTTCTCTTAATTCTTTCTCATTTTTCCATCCATTAGTTCTAATTTTATTATTTTCATTAATAAGTAATTTCATTCCGCATAATTCTGCTTCTACAACTTTAATCGGGCCAGTGTCTTTCCAAATAGGCATAGATACAAAAGTTTCAAACATATTATAATAATCTTTCATCTGTATTCTTTCTTTTGGAAAATCACCAAGATAAATACAATTATTAACATTCTTAATTTTTAAAATCAAAGAAGGGTCTCCAAATCCAAGAAAATAAAAATTTACTAATGGATTTTGTGTTGCTAATTGAATAACATTTTCAACTCCTTTCTCTTTATACATTCTTGCAGCAAAAAGGAAACTATTAGGCAATCTAAATTTTTTCTCATCTTTAAATTCTTCTGGATAAGCATAAAAACTCATACAAATTATAGAATTATTAACTAACTCCCCAAAGAATCTTCTATAAAATTCCCTTTGATGTGGATTAAGAAAAACAATAAACTTTGCTTTATTTAATAATTCTTTATAAAATTGAAAGTTTTTTGAATAACATTTGTCTTCTTCAAATTTTAGACAACCTTCACACATCCCGTTTCTTGTTTCACAAAAACCATAATCCATCTCAATTTTTGCATAATTTTTTATTCCTCTTAATACTTTTTCTGGAAAATGAGAAATATTTAACATCAAAACAAAATCAGCATTATCTAACTTACTTTGATTAAATGTTTTTGCAGTCATTAATTCAGCATCAATATTATATTTTTTTGAAGCTCTTACTAAAAAATCTGCATAGAATTGAGTTCCTCCTTTATATTCTGTTTTATCCATATCTTCTAAAATAATTAATTTCATTTTTCACCAAACCATTTTTCAGTCTTTTTCATATGTTCTTTTTGGTCACAAAGATTAAAAGGTTCTAATTTAATTTTATTTTTATATTCAACTGCTTTTTTTACATAATGATTAACAGTCTCTGCTTTTACTCCATATTTCCCTTTAAATATACACCCAAAACTTGGTGGCCTAAAAATAATAACTTCACAAATCTCCTTTATTCCATAATATTTAACAATTGCTTCACAAATTAATTTTGTTTGAACATAATGAAATGCCATACCATCCTTTTCCTTATACTTTGGTTTCCAATTAATTGAAGGTGGTAAATCAGTTTCCTTAACTGGATTATCGTATCCATTCACAGGAATAACATCTAAATCAATTCCATAATAAGCAAAAGAACTAAAAAAGATTACCCTCTTAACTTTACATTCTTCAGCAGCCATCATTACATTATGTGTTCCAACAACATTTAAATCAAA